CGGTTAGCGGAACCTCCATGTCTTGATCGTGCCCGCACTCATCACACACAAACATTTGTGTCAAGTCAATGTTGGGGGCTGATAATTTATAAGCTCGGCGCAAATAGCGCGCATCCGCCGAAGGCATATTCTGGGCTAATTGTTTCAAAACGGTGGGGTCGCTCACCCCATTACACCCTACAATCATATTGCTTAATTGAGTAGTAATTGCCTTGTCAACAAGCTGCGTGCGCGACTTCTTGGTGTTGCCGAGAAGTTTCTTCTCATCGTACCCAGTTAACAGACGAAACGTAACCGTAGCCTTGAGACGGGGGAGCCATACGTCGTAGGTTCCGTCGTCGTTTGCCGTCACATCCATGTCGGCGGCGTCTTCGCCCGCATATACGGTTGCCTCATTAAGATCAAATGAATAATCTTGAGTCTCGTTACATGCGGGACATGTAACTTGAGTCCTATATTCGTTTCCATAACCCGAAGTACGGGCCGCAATAATGATCGCATTCCGATCTCCCACTAAAAGAGAATCGGGGTTAATGCTCCGATTTACTATAATGTTTCTGAGCAATCGTTCGATGGCGATGCCCTTTTTAAGCAAAGTCCGGGACGTAAGAAGGTCCTCTTCCTTGGCTGTCATGTGTCGAATCTCAATGCTCCCTTCATTATGGAGCGCGTGTCCTTCTTGGTAGTGCTTTCCTTGTGAAGGAAGCTCTACAAACTCAGTCGGCACAACAAAGGAAAAATCCGTGTTATCTTGTTGCATCACTTGAGGAGGAGGACCACTAGATTCTGGCGTGGTGTCGCCCATGCCTAGGCGATCTTTATTTCGTGACAATATTCACCTCTTTTATAAGTCTTGTCTAAATTGCTGCTGCTTCGTCCGGTGCAGCATTACTGGGGAGATCCCCGCCTCCGCTGGCCTTATCGAAAACGGCGCCGTTGGGGCTTTGGAGAGTTGCCCAGTCGTATTTCAGCGTCATGCTTACCTCGGTAAGATCATCACCGCCATATTCCAGGTCTCCGAATTTCAAATCCGTAATCCAAGCATTCTGGAGAGTCCAGCTTTCAACGCTCTCACCGGCGCCGTTAAGTGCGGTAACAGTTACCTGTCCCAGATTACTTGCGGCCGATGCTTTCGTCATCGTAGATAGGTTGCTCGACGTGTCAGGAGGACTATAACCGGCGGCCTGAATAATGCTCGACAGATCAAAGGCAACGTCAGGTTCTTGGGGGTCTACCATGGTGATAGCAACATCGTTCCATGTGACAGAACCAGGATAATAAAACGTATGATTCAAATACTTATGTTCTGCTGCTGCAATCGTGAAAGAAGGTTTAGCGGCAGTCTTTGCATACCAAAGATTAACCTCACCTAACCCACTAATCCGCACTATAAACCTAAATTTTCTTTTAGGATCCCTAAGCGTAGTATCGCTCGAAAAATTGTCAGTCCAAAATGCCATTGTTTAATTACTCCTGTGTAAGCGTTTCAAAATTAAATAGTAAGGAGAGAAAAAATCTCCATATCTTTTAATCATCAAATGACGCTCCTGTTGATGCAATCACAAAGTCGATTGCAATGTATTCAATTGCCCGGGCTGGCTTCACCATAATCTTAGCATATAAAATATTTTGGTCAATCAAATCTGCCGTTGTGGTGGACTCATCCAGAATCAATCGATATTCCGTAATTCCGTAACGAGTAAGCACGCTGTCCAAGAAGGGAGAAATCAATCCCCTGAAGCGCGCCCATGTTGACTGAACGTTTTGTTCGAAGAGAATCTGGGTGGAAAGGATCGAAATCTGCTTCTTCAAGTAAATCACTAACCTTCTTACATTAATTCTATCCAGCGCAGACTGACGCTCTTGGAGTGTCTTCTGTCCAAATACCACGATCCCACTAGAGGGGAAGGAGGCGATTGGATTAATGCGTGCCTCGTACAACGTATCACGTTCGCGGGACGTTAGCCTTTCTGACACAGCCGTTACGGGAATACCCGCCGCCCCATCAGTCAAGCCACCGCGATTGAACCCGGCGGGTGCAAACCAAATATCAGACTTCTTTTCAGACGAGCCCAAAACACCCAGCATTGCTACAGACGGCGGCACCCATACTAAGACGCCACTTTGTGAATCCCGAGTCTGAACCCAAGGATAGAAGGTTGCGCCGTAGCTCGAATCCACTCGGCGAGCGCGAAGAGTATTCGCGGCTTGAATTGGAGTAGTTCCAATACGTGCCTTCTTGGTGGTCTTGCGTGCCTCGTGAGGCGGAATATAGATACTGGGCAAGTCAATAAGTGCCATCGCATCTGCGCGCTCTTCACAAACATTAATCATATGCTGTGTTAAGGAGTCTACAGTAAGACCGGGGACAGCCAGAAGGTTCATGTTCAGCATCTCCGGATCGGCTACCGTGTCAATTGCTCGCTTATAGGTATGGTATTCCATACTGTTCTGGTTGGTGGCATTTCCTGTACCGGATCCACCTGCGCCAGGAATACCGGCGTTATAAAGAGGATCGGGGCGCAGGATATTAAAGCCATCGGATGCTCCCCAGAAGGGGGCAGTAAAGCGATTATAGTCTGCATTAAGCAAATCAGCAATCGAACCAGAAGTAATGGATACTCCGGAGGCGCGTGAGCCAGAAGCATAATAATAGCCTCCCGTAGAACCGGAGGTAATATCATCTAAGGAGAACACATAAGCACCACCCTGCGTGCCTGTTGCACTGGGCGACGGCGTTCCCGTTACTGGATCGCTTACCGAAGATTGCCAAAGCTTTCTTAAGCTATCAGCCACACTAGGATCTGAGTGGGTGCTGTTGCGGTCCCGAGTTGTTTGCATTCCAAAGTATGCATCAGTAGGAACCGCTAAGCCACCATCAGAAGCAGAGAGGCGCAGGCGGGGCGTTGGCCATGCCAGTGCCCCTGTCAAAACAACACTTCCCATAAACAGGGCGCTTGTGTCGGTGGCAGTTCCTGTCGTTCCGCTCACCACACTAGAGGGGGCAAAAATCATTTGAGCCGTAACTGCCTTAGACGTCTGTCCCAAGCTCCTAAATCGGGGTGGTCCATAATAACCAAAGGGCAACAGAGTAGAATCAGCTCCACCACCCTCTACGTCTGTATCCATCTCAACATAGATATACTTAGACCTATTAGGATATTCTCCATAAGTCTTCATGCGGCGCGAAGTGGAATCCCATTGAGTATACTTGTCTCCAATCACTCTAGCGATGAAAGAGGGGGAAGCGGGATCTAATGAACAGTTATCAAACCGTTCCATAACCTGGACGTTGGAATCCGTATCATGAAGATTGCGGATTACAACACTAAAGGTGCCATAATCATCGGTTGTCGTAGTTGACTGCCGAATATTTTGAATAGAGATCTTGCAATTCTTCTGTAGCCATTCGCCATGGCCGCGGCCTACGAATCTAAATAGCTTTTGTACACTATGGGGATCATAGCTGCCGGGGGCTCCTAAATCTTGTCCCACAAACCATCCTGCTTTCGCTTCAGTTGAAGCGCCTTGCAGATTTTGGGGCCCAGTGGTGTTAGTTCCTGCGAGTGCGATAGGCAACAGCACCCCGTGAAGGGATGTGGCTGTTAATCCACTACTAGAGACGAACCACGATGCACCATTGGCAGTGGTAGTTCCGGCACGGAGAGCTTGTCCAAAGCTTTCTCCGAGCCAATAATTTTTGCGTGCCGACGTAGGATAAAATCTACCGGATACAGATGCGAGTTGCGGATTTGTGTTAAATCGATTACGAATAAACAAATCTGAAGAATCATCAAAATTAAATTTAATTGTCTCGCTGCCGGTAGCTGCCGTAGAGCCGGCATTACGTACCTGCACAGCAAATGTATAATCAGTAGTGTTGTTGCCAACCACCATTCCCACACCACCGGTGGTAAGTGCGCCGGCGCCATGCATCGTTCCACTCAATGAGATGGATGCGCTAGCGTTTACATACCAAACTGCAGCCAATACGCCTTGGCGTGAGGTATTACCTCCCAGAAGCGTAGCATGCGAGGAAGAGGGCCAGACCCACAGTCCATAAGCGCCGCCATTCTCTGCCACGGTGTTAGCAGGGCTGCTCAGCGTTTTCCAGCCGGCTTTACCGGCGCCAGAAGCATTAGAGTCTTCTTGACCCAAGAGGCGAACATAAGTTAAAGGCGCCACATTCGAGGCCAAAAAAGCCTTGGCCGCATAGGTCCCATACATAGGAGACTGGTAGTTTCCATTACGAGAGATGTCGCCACCCCCCATACCGGCAACGGTCTCTCCGAATACTTCAACAAATTCCGAATAGGATTGTACCTTCACTGGGGTCATCGCGATGCCGCGACGGGCACGGCCGATAACGACAGGGCCAATGGCATCGGCGGTGGCTGGGCGGAAAGAATTATCAATTTCGTTGATAAATACTCCCGGAGATACAAATTTAAAATTCTTTACTGACATGCTTGAGTTTCCTTTTAAAACAATTGCGAATTTATGCTACTGCAATCATTAATTAAATAGTATTTTTAATTCCAAAAAGCTC